TGCGCTATATCCTAACCCCCGAAGGGAAGGTGGGATCCTATGAGTTCAAGGAAACCGCAGGCCACTCAAATATGGTGGCCTCACCCCTTGCGTACTCCTTCACCTGCCGATCCGGTGTTACCGGAACCAGGACGGACTCTATTTTCCTATTAGGCCTCTTAAGGGGCCCTTTAGAGAAATAGACAAGGTCGCGACCATGTTGCTTGCGCTGTGTGTGTTGATACTTCCATGTTAACATGGTAGTATCACTAACATTGCGCCAGCGATGTGATTCGCTGTCTTTGTTATGTCCGAGCGCAACCCAATAATATGGATTGCAGGAAATAACGCGTCGGGATTTCACCGATTCTTTTAAAAACCAGAAAGTCCAATGTTGTTTTCCAACATTGTATTTCGGTTTAAGAATCGGAAAGCCGAATGTAATGGGTAAATCACCCCACAACACAGGACTCGTCGATGAAGACTTAATACCCGCCGTGTCCGGAAACAAAGGAGGAACAACATGTAAACACCCAATTGTTCGCACAATCAGGACGTCTATGAACGCGTAGGTCATGGGAAGCTCAACGAGCTCCCACTTCCGTCGCAATCCATTCCTTATTTTATAAAGGAACATCGCAAAACGAACTGGTGTCAGATTTTCTGCCTGACCTTCAGGCCGGACTGGCCTGACATCAACCCCATGATAGTAATCACCACCACAGGACTCTCTGAAGAAGGTTCTCTTGAAAGTTTTCTCATGATTTAGGATAAAACCCAAATCATTAAGAACATCTCTCAAGTACTTGTGTATCTGGGAAGGATAGATTAAATCATCCCCGTATACAGAATAGATACCCTCAACACGAAGCAGTTCTCCTACAGCTTTACAAAGACTGTAGAATACCAAAGTCTGAAGCGGAAATGTAAAACCATTTCCCATACCAGCGAACGTTTCCGTACGATAGGTTACAGAATTAAACCGTATGTATGGAATCCGTCCAAGCTTTAAAACGTTCCACCACTGCCGAGGCAATAGTTTCCGCACTAAAGTGCTGGTAAGGGAATCGGACGCGCTCTTAAGATCAGCTGTAACAATATGCCGATGTTTTGAGCCAAGTTTCGCAATACGCTTATGCCTATCTTGAAGCTTGTTGATGGGTAAGCCAGCGTCTTTTAAACGACTAGCTAAGACCTGTCCGACTCCATACGTGTAGAAAGTTCCTAAAAGGGTATTAGGAACAATCCCACGTACCTTTTTATAAGACTTTGGAGCAAAGGATTGAGCGAGCTCGTTGCACACAGTGAACATCCTACTTTTTCCAGGACGTTCATACAAAACACGTTGCAGTACGACATCGTGTTTCAAGTAGTTCTTAAACCACTTTATGTGCTCTTCGGACCCTGTGAGTGGATCCTTACATAATTTCACGTCCAAGTAAGCACGTGAGTAAGGATTCCCAACAGATGCCCTTCTACCAAACTGGCAACTTGATACATGCTCTTCATAGTCGTATGTGCCAAGTATGCCCTTAATAATGCGTCTAGCATGACGCACAACAAGGTCAGTACTTGTTCTATGGCTATGAAAAGTAGAAATCCTCTCTTGATCCTTAAGCATATCAGCAAAAGTCTTTTCGATACGCTCTTGGGGAGACAGGAGATCATGTTCAAAAGTATACCTGTCAAGAAATCCATTCAGTTGGCAGCGAGCCTTCACCGTGAAGGCTTTACCGAAGAATGGGATGTACGTATTCTGTGATTTCCTAAAACGTACATAGTCACCTGCTTTGAGCGATTCGAATTGCTCATCATAGGTGTTCTCAACGTTCTTGGCGAGGTCGCTATGCAGCCGTAACCAGATGTTCTTCATGGCACAATCTGTCGATTGTTTGCGTTCGTACTTAGTTCGTAACATGGAGATCTCCAATGTTGTGGTTAGGCATGGTAGAATTCAGTCGCTTATGCGACACTCCCTACGGTCCAGAAGCTTGTAGTATCAGCATCAAAGAGCAACTGGGCCCCCTGAGTATTCAACTCTGCAGCTTCAGCAGCCGTAGACTCCGGATGCACCTCTCGTTCAATACGAATGAGGTTGAAAACTATCTCGCCCGAACTAAGTAGCTTCGGTAATACGAGAGTTACGGTTTTCTTGTCCTTACTCCACTTCGACGAAGTTTGTGAGTAAGTCGGAACGCGGTTCTTGAAAGTTGCATTACCACGTACCCTAAAATCCGCGACAGACGCATTAACAACGTGAACGCCGTTTGGAACATCTTGACCATCGGCAACATAGGTAACATCTGTACCTCCTGTGACACTGTTGGTGCCAGCAGATTTGATAACCATACCATTTATAGGCATAATTAACTCCTTTTACCCCTAAATAGGGATAATAATGATGAGATACGTTGCGTAGTTAACGCAAGTAAATCTACCTGTTTACATAGGTTTAGTGCTGCCGGATTAAAAGTTGGCATCGCACTCCGTGTGGGGTTGTTTCTCCGCTCCAGTGTCATAACATAGTCTTCGGGCTTTGTATACGACCCAATCAAGGGCTTGATACTAAAGTACCCGGGACTAGGCTCTACATGGAACGTCGCAAACTTTACAGTCCTTTTCGTGGACTGGAAAGATGCCACCATAGTGATCCCTGGTTTAGGTTTCCAAGCCTGTAACCAAAGACCGGTGTCAACAAACCAATCAGCAACAAAAGACAATGGGGTTAACTCCCAAGCAATGCTTGGTATGTCTCCCACTGTCAAACCCAGTGCTTGCCTATATGCTTGCACATCAGACAATGCAGACGCTTTAAAGAATAAATGAGTAGAATACTTATCTTCATACTCGTATGACCAAGTCAAAACATATTGTAACTTGGTCAAGCTATTCAAAAGCGACTTGTTGACTTGGTACGACTCAGTAGGAGTGTACCTTATCGTTTTCTGGGTACCGACCACGCTGTGTATGCTCCGATCGTAGCGTTCAACTCCTTCAACTAAGAGATCGCGATATGATGCGAACTCATAGACTGCAGGACGCCAGCCGTATCTTGCTTCCATCCACATATTCTGTGCGGTGTCAAAAAGATTTACGGCCTTGGAACGAGCGGTTTGCTTACGGTAACGGTTAAACTTGGTACGGAATTCCGTACTTAATTTAAGTAGTGTTTTCGCAGGTCTGCGAGCTAAGCGTGCGATCTTTTGCAAACGCAAGAGCTTAGCAGTTTCCTTTGACTCACCACCCGTTACAGCGCTTTGAACCTTGAGACCATCTAGTTTTGAATACGCTAGTAGAGTCGCGCGGTTCTGGAGATTTGTATCGAAGTTCTTAGTATTTGAGCTTCCACCAAGTGGAAACCAAGGCCAATAGGAGAAACTTCCTCCTAGAACCGTACCAAGAACATCTCTACCGGATGCACGCAACGGATCAAATGTTGCGACGTAAGAATACTTTGATTGTAACGATTTAACTTCAACCGATACAACCTGTAACTTAGTCATCCGTTTCTCTAACAGAGTGATAGAAGTGAACGAATTCTTATAATTCGTCCTATTACCACTCAGCCATGTGCGGTGGCCTTGACTCATAGCCTCCGCTTTTCCTGTAACGTTTGGATATTTGTCAAACGGTACACCCAATCCCGTAACTCCTTTTATAGAGCCAAAGATTAGGTCTTTGTACCGATATCTCAACGCTCCTGGAATTATGGCCATGTTAGTCTCCTCCAGCTATTGCTGATTTATAGTCCCCCCCAATGGG